AGGTTTGCTGCATAAATATCGGCTCTGGCATTGGCTCAATTGGTGGCAGCTCGTAAGTTTGCCCCCATTGGTTAGTGCAATAGTTCCTGCCAAAGATAGTGAATTTCTCCATTGACTGATATACCACTTGTGGCTCGATGCGAATAGTATGATGATGCGTATGAACCTTGCAGCCAATACCCACCACGCAACCCTCATCGAGGGTAGTGATCACTTGTACTGAGTCGATGCCGTCATCCATTGCTGTTGCTTTTAGGTATGTATCCTGCGGCTACCATTGCGGCCACAATTGCTGCGAGTGTTTCTGTTGTAATCTGCTTGAAGATAAGCGCGAAGACACTCGAGAGAATCACTAAGCTGCCAATGGTCGGCCTCCAATACTTGAGAATGATATCAAGCACTTGCCTTGGCTTACTTACTTGCTTCCTTGTCATTGCCCCACATGTGATTAAAAACGTATGATGATTTTAACTTCTCAATGAACTGCTCCAGTGTAAGGTCCATTTCGTCAAGCATAACAAATGGCTCCGTCTTATGCCTAAGCAAATATATGTTATACAACTGCTGCAAAATAAAGTTGCGCCTCTTTCTTGCGCCTTCTTACAAGTCCACGAGATACCTCGCCGCCTGCCCTGTTCCACTTGGCAAACTCAGCTGCAATTTTCAGATCGTTTGGATTAGCTTTTACAAACCTCAACAGCTGCGACTTAGCAAGGTTGCCTGCGCCGAGGTTATAGCAGAAACTTACAAGCGCATCGAACTGATTGGAGTTGACTGGAGTGCCGTTAAGCAATCCAATGACACTGCCTTCAAACTCCTTAAGGTGGTCCTTGAGCATCTGCACTGCTTGCTCTTTGGTTATGGTCTGCCCGAGCTTCACCTTGCTGCCGTCATGGTAGTAGGTTGCGCCGTAGCCAATGGTCGGCACTCCTGCACTGCATAGGTAGGATGTCAAGCGCAAGCCTTCAAACTCCTGTATGAGTCGGATGCCGCTATCAGAGCACTTCATATTGGAATGTTAATGTGCAGTAAGAAAGGTTTGCAGTTGGTGTTGCTACTTCAAGTGAAACTTCGCAAGTGTTGTTTGTTACTTCTGCGCCAATTGTCAAGCCTACAATTTCAGCCAATATACCTGAAAAAGAATATTGCATTAATCCAAAACATTGTTTTTGACTTGTAAAATTAGATGCCACTGGAAGAGACATCTCGAATGTGCCCGTTACTTCAGAGGTATCCAATTGAATAGCTATCTGAGCCGATACAGTCACGATGCTGCCAACCTTGATAAATGTTGCTGAGTTAGGTGTCACCGCAATGCCGTTAACATAACCGCTAAAAGTCGGTGTATAAGTGCCACTGCTAAACATATTCCCCACCTCAATCTGCTTTGATGTTCCTTGTGGTGATTGCGAGGTGTCGCTCACATCCACGATATAAAGTAAGTCAGCATCAACCGCTGTGGTCAATGTTCCTAAGTCGGTAATTTTTACTCCTGCCATGATTCGATTATTATAGGTTTGTAGTTTATCAAAGGTAAGGCTTTCACCCAATCAATTGAGCACTGCTCAACTTCTTCAATGCTGATGATGTGATTGCCCTCAGCATCCATTATTGGGTTAAAATAATTGTCGGGCATGAACTGAACGCCAACAAGGCTCTGTGCCTCTTCGTATGTGAGTTGATGTACTTGCATTATACTTGACGGGATAAGGTGGTGTTAAACGCTTGAACGGAAGTGTAGAGTGCGGCTGCTTCAGTAGTATTTAATCCACTACCAAGAAAAGCAAATGCAATTTGATGATTTGTAAAAAATTGAGCCGTTCCACTTGCATTTCTTGCTCCTAAATAAAAATTAGTATTTGGTAGTGCAGCAATTGAAACGGTATTTGTACCTAATGAAACACCAGCTCTATATGCTTGAAATAATGTATTTGAAGTTCTTGAAGCCATTAAAAATCCAGTTGAAGGATTTGCAGTATATAAAAGTCCATTTGCTACAGCTCCACTATTAAAATTTGCTCCAGTTAAATTGTGATGCAAAAAATAAATACTTTGGAATGAACCATATAATTTTGTCCCAGTTACATCGTTAGTTCTTGAGTACATACCAAATGAATGGCTATTCAATAAAAGTGTAGTAGTAGGAACTAAAAAGGTATTAGCATACGCATTTGTTCCATTTGGCAATGCACCATTTGCGGAGTGAGTCCATCCACCCGTAAAGGTTAAACGAAATGCAGCATTAGTGTCTAGTGGATTCTTAAGGTTGAACTTATGCGCTGTTGCCGTTCCTCCTACCATAGGATAAATCGCATTCATTTTTGCCCACGTTCCATTAGCTTTCATGCTTGTTACCAATGTGCAGATGGCAGATGTGATAGTGGGGTCTGTAATTGCAGCAGCCGATAGGAATGCAAGTGCATCAGCATCGCATCCCGTAGCATAAGAATATGGATTAACTAAAAAACTCATGCGTAGTTTCCTATTAACATAACTTTCAATCCTTTCGCCGTTCCATCACCAATCTGGTCAATGTCGATTGTAATCTCTGCATCATCAGCAAGTGCTGTGTCGCTTATTACTGGAGGAGTGGCAGCCGTTGTGCTTGTCTTCTCTGTGTTGTCGATGGTTAGCTTAGTGCTTAAGATACTTGTACCGCCTTCATTGATGTCAACAGTGAATATTGTACCACTTGCCTGAGCCGTTGTGAGTGATGCTCTTACCGCTGTTAGTGTCACTGCTCTTGGCATTCTAAATGTAATCTTAGCCGTTCCTGTTGCAAGAGCAGTAGTCTCATCTGATGCTGCCACAACAAGCTCGAATGGAGTGGCATAGTTACCGCTTCCAACAATGCTTGTGGAGTTGATTGTCTTGATGTTCGTGCCGCTTACAAGTGCCGCTTGCTTAGCATCGAATGCCGTCCAATCAGCAGCACTCAATGCTCCTCTGTTGGCAGCACTTGCCGTTGGTAGGTTGAAGGTATGAGTCGCAGTTGTGGATGATATAGCGAAGTCAGTGCCTGCCGTTCCAACTGCAAGTAGTTGAGTCTGTGCAGTAAGTCCATTAAGCGAAGTCAAGCCAGTTGAGAAAGTTGTAATTATCTGACTCAAGTGATTATCCTCTGTGTGCATCGTAATTGTGCGCCCACTATGTATCACATAAAATCGCACAGCAAGTCTATCTGTTGCGAGTAATGCCGTTTGTGGTACTGCTAATGCAGTCAGGTACAAATCAATCGCAGTGCCTCCTGTAATGTTTTCAGGATTAGTGGAGTTGGATGCAATCAATGTCAATGTTGCGCCATCCCACTTGTAAAGCTCAATATAGAATTTTGGATTACCTCCGTTGCTTGATGCGCTAAAGTAAGTTTCAAATGTCCAATTTCCGGCAGGAATTTCCAATTGATTTGGATCATTGGCATCGGTGATGAATGACTGAATATAGCCATCAGCATTGATGGTAAAATCTGTTCCTGCTCCAATGACTGGCACTTTGTTAATCTCGCGCATTGCGACACCTCCAAATGTACCTTGACTCACTGAGCCGTTGAGGTAGTAGTTAACACTTGCGCCGCCGCCTCCTGATGTCGGGAAGTTTGCAAGTTGCCCATCTCCTCTGATGTACTGCGTTGCAACTCCTGCCGCTGTCACTGCCAATGTTCCGCTTGTTGTCACTGGGTTACCACTAACAGAAAATGCGGCAGGCATTGATAGGTCTACCGATGTTACAGTGCCCGTTGGTATTGAAGGGAATGGTTGAGGTGCTCCAGTGCCATCCAAGTAGTCAGCATTCGTGCCTGTTGGCACATTAAACTTGCCATCGAATGTGTTCCAATCGGTGCTCGATAGGTATCCATCAGTACTGCCATCTGCCTGAGTGATGCTGATGTCTGGAGTACTTCCGCCGCTTGATGATATCGGCAGCGTTGCGCTCACCGATGTCACACCTCCAACTGTTACCACTGCCCAAACAGCTGCGCCGATTGAAGCATCACTGCAAAGGTAAACAGTGCCATCATCTAAACTCCATCGAGAACCTGCAACGAAGCCCTTGGTTGAATCATCTGTAACTTGAGGTACAAATGTAAAGTTGTGAGTCACATCGCGAATTGTAAAGCCGTTTTGCTCCATGTAGTACAACCGCCCTGCTTCCCATTTTAACTCATAGCTTATCGAGCATATTTGCGCTGTGCCTTTTGCTCCGCCGTTGCCTGCATCGGTTGTACCCTTGCGAAATAAAGCACCGTTGTCAAAGCTTAGCCCTGCATTTGCAATAAAGTCAATGTCATTGGTTGTGCTGTTGCCTAAGTCGGTAACCTCTTGCAATGTTCCAACTGCTCCGCTACCACCTGGTATGTTAACCTCAACCACTCCAGGTGATGTGAGTGATGCCGTTACCCCTTCGCCTGTAAAGTTTAATGTTGTTGCTATTGGTGTCACCTCAACCCCTTCTTCCTCTACCGATATCGCACCGCCACCGCCGCCAACTGCCACCAATGGATCTTCAGCCGTTCCGTTTCCTGTGATGGTAACTCCATCAACAGCAACCTCAGTCAAGCATGGTACGCATGGCTGCAAGTCTGGAAGCGGAATGTCTCCTGTTGCGCATGTATCATAGCAGCCGTCTTCAGAGGTTGTGATTACTTGCACATCCATATCAACGGAAACACAAGCCCACTCATAGTTCGCTGTTAAGGTCTTAATTTCGTTTGCATATCCACTTGGTACAACCTCGTAGTTGATGACTCCAATGCTCTGCTTGAATAGTGGATCAGTGCCGCTCGTAAGTTTGTAGACTCTTGAAGCAAGCCAATCCTGTGCATCCTCTGCATCGCAAGGAAGATGGCTCTTGCGCACGATGGCATAAGCAGTCAGCGGAAAGCTTGTGACATACAACTGCTTGCAGCCGCTCATCTTGTAGGCATCAGTCTTGGCAACAGTTACCTTGCCACGCTTTGCCCAGAACAGCGTGCCGTTCTTTGCATCGAAGTTGGTAACAACCTCCGCTTGACCATTGCCGATGTAGTGCACCCAAGCTTTGTCGTTTCCATTCGCGTTAAGCTCACAGAGGTTGAATTGCTTGTCGAATATATTGGCTACCTCAACACGTTGGTTGAGCCTTTCGATTATGGTCTTAAGTAGATTCATGGTTTGCTTATCTGATTTGAGATTTGCTCAACAAGTAAGTCAGCATGTAGCTGAAGCATTGCTGTTTGTTCCTCTTTGGTTGGTTGAAAGATTGGTCCGTATAACTTTTGCAATCCTTCAGCTTTGCCTGCTTCGTCTGCTTGGATGTAGATGGCAACTCCGAATCCTTGACTGAACACTGAGCCCTGGTCTGTTGCGAATGATCGC